TCAAATGCCGCTCTTACGCGGCTGCAATTCCTTGCATTGAAGATCCTGTTTGAGACTAGATACACGAAAGTAGTGCGCCACATTCGGCCGTTTATTACGGTCGTTAGTTGCGAAACTAGTCGTTTCAGAAGCATCGGTGGTTGGGAATTCATAGAATTCCACCTCACCGCTATCCTCATTGCGAATTTCTCGCATAGGGGTAGTTGAGTCTAAAACGTCTTTTAGTACGGGGTTCAAAGAACCATGTCCGCACTGCTCTATTCGATACATAAAGTAAGCAAGCAAGCCAGGGTCATTAACTGACACTCGTCTGCACTGCATAACCGTTTGTATGGTCCGATAACTCAGACCCTCGACGATTTCCTCGTCGATCAAATAGTCGTCCCCATCTGAGCCAAGTGGCCCGGAGATGGTTTCAAAGAAACACCTAGGTATTAACTGCCGAAGTAAGCAGAAAGTCCTTGGATATTTATAACGTGTTCCTGAACGTACCATTGTGTTATGCATTAGCACAAGCACTCTGGGCGTGATTTGGTCCTTTAAGAAAAAGGGCCTCACGGTGTTTCCGTTAAGGAAGTCTGCACCACAAGATTCACGAAAATAACCAATACCAAATGACTTGGTATGATTAGTCTCGAAACCACACTCCCCTAAAAAGGAAGTGACCGCTTGATAGGCGGTTGTGGGTAAGAGGATGTCATCACCATATACCGACAAAAACCCTGATATTCCATTTATATCCATAGTAGCCTTACACAGGCTATAGAATATAACAGACTCTAACTCGAATGTAAACGCACAGCCCATGGCTGTAAATTTCTCATAAGAGTACCAAGTCTCATTCTCCTTTAAGTAGAATGATGGTGATCTCAGATCATTTAATAACTTGAACCAGCCGTAAGGCAGGAGGTCCATAACTAAACGATGAGAAATCGTATCAGAAGCCGACGCTAAATCAATCGAAGCAATATTACCATCAATACTAGCCTGTTCAACAACATTCGCATGTTTACGTTGAGCAGTATTAATATTGACGCCAGCTACCTTACGGTAACGGCGGCTGATATGTTTGCCAACGCTTTTACTCATAATACTATTAAGTAAAGGCGGTATCCCTAACGGGCGATCGGTTGTAGCATCTTTCGATACAGACGAATATAGGTCACCTGGAGACAAAACCAATTCTGGTTCGTCATACGGGGGAAGCAAACGTTGTGAAAACGGTTGCAGCCAGCCAGGATTAGCTTTAAGTAAACTCTTAGCTAAGTTCTGAGCCTTATACGTCACCTCTAAAGGTCCGTTCAGCTTATCAAAAGCTGATATATTCTCTTTTATAGAAAACGTTCTACCTGTTGAGAAAGCTACTTGGGTTAAATCGACCAGTTCATGGTCACCAAGAATTTCAGCAATAATAACTTGCGCTCGTTTAAAAATTTGAGCATTATTATTAGCAGCAAAGAAAGACCCGTTTCGGAAGTACTCGTTTGTCTTGCGACAACTGAGCTCAGCCTCAATGAACTTTTTTGCACACGCACTGCGTGTATCGATATCTATAGGAAGCCCTGCATACTTTTTCACTAACGCGGCACATTGTGCATCGCTAGAGTAAGAAATATGATCTTTACCGTAATGGTTAGGATTGAGGCTTTTAGAGACGTCGATAGCTGTCAACCAATCGTTTTCTCGAACGCAAATTGTTAATGCGAGCGAGAACGGTGTGTTTGCCTCTTTACAAAGGCATAGCACCAACTTACGATGGGCTGACGAAGGAATTGCTTTCGGGTCCGACCACGTTTCTGACGCGGTTCTACGCACATTACGTACGTTATGTTGCTTACGCATAGTTGCACTCCAGTACAATAATTAAGGTTAATTATTTAGTATGGTTGTGCGGCGTTAACCACCATGTCAACGAAGATAGCATTGGCTAGAAGATCTTTGCCATATGCCATTACATTCGCGACACGTTCCGGAGAAGCGTTTTCTTTTCGTACAACGTGTATGAAAAGTGTAACGTCGTCAACTGTCTCATCAGCGGCTTTTTCAGCAGCAGTCGGAGGACAGATGATTTTAGCAGATGCCTTTACGGGCACGCTATTCTTTTCCGGACGGAACGTAAGTTGGACCAAATCTCTTTCACTAACTGCAATATTACTATTGTCGTTACGTAAAGAAGACTCAGCTCCCACTTGGCGTACAACTTCAAAGTTACGTGAAGTCGGGGTAGAGTCGTTTAATGCGATGTCGGCTAATTTTGCCATGATATTGTTATCCTTTATTTAGGAAAATAGTTTTAAGTAGTGATATAGCTGTGATAGCATGATTGATGTCGTTAGACAATCCATCAGACGCATGTCCAACTATACCGGTTAGGGTCATTTGCGGTAGAGTTCCACCGATGGTACGATTAAACGATTTTAAAGTCGTTGTGGTCGTATTGCCACCGAAGTAAACTCGATCTACAGATAAATCCGACGGATCTTCTTCGCCCACAGTAGTGTGGACATAGTCGATCTTATCAGTTTTACTGAGACTGTGTACGCGAAACCCGGTTGGTACGGAAATGTTCTTTAACCAGTCGCCTATTGGAATAAACCAATCGACTACAAAGGAAAAAGGAACTGCTTCCCAGATCGCGGGGACCACACTGCCTACGCCAAAAGCGTAATTAGCTAAGCCCACGGGGTCCTTCAACTGTAATACGATGTCATAGCCTATACGGCGATTTCCATCAACAGTATCAGTACCTTGCCCCAGCACGTTACCTAATGCAACGGCTTTCGTTGTTGAAATCCTTTTCTGGATCAACGGTTTCGGTGTTTTCAG